CGAGATTCCTCGTTTCACTCGGAACAAGCTCCGCAATCCCGGCCCAGGGCAGCAAAAAGAGGCTTGGGAGATGACTGACTTTTAGTCTGGGATTTATTGCCCGAGGAATTCCCCTACGAAGATAAGGGCTGTGAGCTCTTTTTCTCCTGTCTTAACTGCCCCTTTCCTGATTGCCTTAAAGAAGAGCCCTGGGGGAAGGAGAGGTTCTTAAAGAGCAGGCGAGCCGAGAGGATGCTGGAGTTGAAGCGGGACGGGAAAAGCGTTAAGGAGATTGCCCGCATATTTGAGGTGAGCCCGAGAACGGTGCAGAGATGGCTGAAGGTGGTGGAAGCAGCCTCGCCCCCTGTCGTTGCCAGAAGCCGAGATTCCTCGTTTCACTCGGAACAAGCTCCGCAATCCCGGCCCAGGGCAGCAAAAAGAGGCTTGGGAGATGACTGACTTTAACCCATCCCATCTGAACCGCATGGACACCCAGCGACTCGCCGCTTATCGCTCCAACCTTGATTTCTACCAGGGCGCCCACTGGCCCACGCAGTCACGCCACCGCCAGCTTGTCTTTAACTACGCTAAGGTATCCATAGACAAGCTAACCAGCTTCCTTATGCCGGGACTCGGCTTCGCCTGTTATCCCGTAGCCGACGTTGCCAGCGATAGCGAAGCAATCGAAGCCAGAGTGAGGCGAGCCGAGCAACTCCTTCGCCAGGTATATGAGCAGAACAACCTCCAGCAGCTCGATTACGAGACCGAGATTGACACCGCCATCCTGGGAGACGGCTGCTACAAGGTGATATGGGATACCGACGAGAAGCGTATCCATATCACCGCCCCCGATGTCTCAGGCATCCATGCCTGGTGGCTTGGAGATGACACCTCGCGGGTCTGGAGGATAGCTTCAAGATACACGCTTACCTGGGATGAAATCCAGATGCTTTACGGTGATGTCATTGCGAGCGTAGCGAAGCAATCTCAGGGGATTGCCACGTCGCCCCGATTCATCGGGGCTCCTCGCAATGACAGAAAAGGGGCAACTCGCAATAATGTGGTGGTAACCGAGCTCTGGACGGATAAGGCCTTTGACCTTTACCTGGACAACGATCTCATAGGGTCCAGACCCAATCCCTATGGCTTTATCCCCTTTATCATCTTCCCCAACATCAGGGACCCCAAACACTTCTGGGGCGTATCGGATATCCCCAGCATCATCCAGCCCCAGCGGGAGCTTAACCGAGCCTTGAGCCAGCTATCCCGCATCCTGGAGCTGTCAGGAAATCCCATCGCCGTCCTGGAAAACATCGCATCAGCTGAGGACATCAAGGTCCAGCCCGGGGCCCTGTGGACCATACCGGAGGACGCTAAGGCTTATCTTCTGGACTTACTGCAAGGTGGCGGAGTCAGACTTCATGTCGATTATATCGATTTGCTATACCGTGCCTTACACGATGTATCGGAGATGCCCCGGGCTGCTTGGGGAGGCATCGAGAAGGAGTTCTCAGGCACTGCCCTGAGGATTGAGCTCGGCAGCCTCATTCAGAAGGTGGTGCGAAAACGCACCATCAGGACCAATGTATACCACCAGCGTAATGCCATGATATTAAAGCTGGCTGAAATGTTTATGAACGAGAACTTTGAAGGAGTGAACCATAGAGTGGTCTGGGGTCCCATCCTGCCTCAGGATATAGATAGGCAGGCCCAGACCGAGCAGCTCTTGGTCCAGGCGGGGGTCCACAGCCGGAGGACCGCTATGGACGAGATGGGCGTCCAGGACCCCGACGAGGAGTTCAACAGGTGGCTGGAGGAGAGGGAGAGGATACTACAGATGAATCAGGAGTTCAGGGCAACATCCACACGTGGCGGAGCGAGAGAGAGCGGTAGCCGTGGAGATGGAAGTGCCTGAATAATAAGCTCACCCCCTTGTCATTGCGAGGCGAAGCCGAAGCAATCTCAAGAGGAATAGGAGAAATGTATGGAAAACGAAAACGAGGAAACCCAGGAAACCCCTGCCCTGAGCGAAGTCGAAGGGACCAATGAGGTTTCCACCCCCGGGGACCTGGAGGCGATCACGGCACAGCTCGAGGAGGAAAAGAAGGCCAAGGCCGCCACTGAGGCAGCCCTGGCCGAGAAGGGCAATCGTATCGGCGACCTGGAAGCCCAGCTAAGCGAAGCGCAGCGTGGGTTCGAATCCACGACTGTCGAGCTTAACCAGGTCAAAGAAGCCCACGCTCAGGCCGTCACCAAATACCTCGATGCCGTCAGGGCTGCCAATCCCACTATTCCCCGGGACATCATCGCCGGCGACACCATCGAGGACATAGACGCCTCGGTCGAGAAGGCTCAGTCCATCGCCAGCGCTGTCAGGCAGTCCTTAGAGGCTGAGGCCAAAGAGGCTAAGGTCCCCGCGGGAGCACCAGCCAGGGGCGAGATATCCCTTGAGGGCTTAACCCCCAGGGAGAAGATCGCCGCTGGAATCCAGCAAAAAGGAGGAACCTAATAAAGTTCAAATACCAAAGCTCAAAGTCCAAATTTGTCATTTGAAATTTGGATTTAGTTAAGGAGGAAATATGAGTATATCTTTAGCAGAAGCAAGTAAGCTCTCGACCGATATCCTGCTTAAAGGAATCATCGAGGCCATCGTCAAGGACAGCCCCATCTTACAGGAGCTGCCCTTCATCCAGATCGTGGGCAATAGCCTGAAGTACAACCGGGAGAAGACTTTGCCCACCGTGGCCTGGTACGACCCCGTCACCGATACCTGGACGACCTCTGAGCCGGCTTTCGAGCAGTGCTCTGCCAGCCTCTGCGTCCTTGGCGGAGACGCCGATGTCGACAACTTCCTCAAGGCTACCCGGAGTAATATCCAGGACCTGGAGGCAGCCGTCATCGAGCAGAAGGCCAAGGCCCTCAGGAACGAGTTTGAGAACACCTTCCTGAACGGGGACTCCAGCGTGAATTCCAAGCAGCCCGATGGCCTGTATAAAACCATGAAGGGCACAGCCTGGGAGGCCACTACTGCCTATTCCTTGGGTGACATCGTCGTCCCCACTGCTGGCAAGGAGAATGGCTTCCGTTACGAGTGTACCACCGCCGGCACGTCAGGCGCCTCCGAGCCTACCTGGAAGACCACCGAGGGCGAGACCAACACCGACAGCACCGCCGTCTGGACCTGCCGGCTCGGCAACCACCTCGGCTCGGCAGTTAACGGCGCCACTCTTGCCCTCAGCAAAATCGACCAGCTCATTGACCTGGTCAGAGGGGGCAAGCCCGACCTGCTCTTAATGAGCCGCCGGTCCCGGAGGAAGATCGCAGCCTTAGCCAGAGCCGCTGGATCCAATCTTCAAGTCGGCCAGGGCAAGCTCGGCGAGTTCGTCGAGCTCTATAACGGCATCCCCGTCGCCATCTCCGACTGGGTCAAGGACAACTACACCGTGGGCACGTCCAGCGATTGTTCGGCCATCTTCGCCTTCCAGATGGGAGAGGGCGCCGTCTGCGGTCTTACCAGCCCCGAGGTGATTCAGGTCGAGCGTCTCGGCTCCCTGGAGACCAAGGACGCTTCCCGGACCAGGGTCAAGTGGTATGTATCACTGGCAAACTTTTCCATCGTCAAGGCCGCCATGTTGACAGGAGTGAGAGACTAAAAGCCATCTTCAACCTCCTTTCGGATCGGGGGAGGAAGAAGCACCTCTCTTCCTCCCCCTCGAAGCGGGAGGACTAAGGTGGGGGTGAGATTATGAACTTAACCGAAATGAGAGCCCGGGTCCGTGAGGACCTCCAGGACACCGACAGCCAGAACTACCGCTGGACGGACGATGAAGTAGACGGAGCCATTGAGAGGGTTGTCATGGAGTACTCCCTCCATGCCCCTATCGAGCAGCAGGACGATATAGCCACCACCGACGGAGATACTGAGCTCGATATCTCCTCCCTCACAGGCTTGCTCAAAATCGAGTCAGTCGAGTTCCCTATCGGCCAGGCTCCTAAATATCTCCAGCGGACCGAGTACTGGGCCGGCCACTTTTATATGGAGGACGAAGGTGACGGAGAAGACGCCCGTGTAAGATGGCTTAAGAAGCACACCCTGGACGCCGAGTCCACCACCATCCCCGCCGAGCACGAGGAGATTATCGTTTTGGGCGCCACTGGCTACCTGGCCATGTCGGCAGCCGCTTATACTGTGGACAGGGCCAGCATCGCAGGCCGCCACGCCACCATCAACTACAAGGCCTGGGGCAAGGAACGGCTTAATCGCTACGATAAGAAGCTCAAAGCCATCTCCCGCACCAGCCGCATCACCCCCAGGGAGCTCTATGTGGAAGAATGATTGAGATCGGCATCCTCAAAAACTTCGACGGGGGTACCTACAAGGCCGGCGTTCAGCTCGCAGGGTCCTTGACTACCTATTTCGACAACCTTAATGTCGCCCGGAATATTGCCTCGGCCGAGATGGTAACCGGCCGCCACGTAATCCTGGCGATCCCCGAGGGAAACCCCAGGGACGCCGTAGTCATCGCAGTATTCACCGTATAAGGAGGAACCGTGCCTAAATCAAGAGTAAAGGAAGCAGTAGAAAAAGAGAAGACCAAAGAGGGACTACCCAGGGAAGCCTTCGCCATCGTTGGTGACCATGAGGACCCCAGCACCTGGAAGCTCCCCCATCATACCAAAGCCATCATGCGAGCTCTCCAGGGAAGGCTCGATATCGAGAAGACCGTGGACTGGGACCGCATGCCTGCCGCTGTCGCTGTCCTCAGCCCCGGCGGCTATCGCGGCCAGCAAGTCGATGCCACCCGCGAGGAAAAGGTCAAAGCAGCCCGACATCTGGCAAACCATTACCATAAGGCCGACAAAGAAGTTCCAGACACGCTGAGAGCCTTGATTTAGCACAAAAGCTTGCGGGAGAAGGTTTAATGAAAGACACGGAAAAAGGAAAACAGGGGCTTCCTTGAGCCTCTCAGAGCGTTCACAATGTCATCCTGAGCGCAGCGAGGGAACTAAAATGAGCAACCCAATCGTGGAGATATTCCGGGGAGCCACCAGGCCTGTCGTCACCATCATTTTTGCTGCTGTCATCGCCCAGGTCGTCATCGAGAAAATCACCGCCCCGCAGTGGTTCATCGGCCTGGCCATCCCTTGTATTCTCTGGTGGTTTGGTGAGCGGACGGTAACACATATCCAGGAGAAGAAGGAAGAGGACTAATGGAATTCCTGAAAGGCATTAGCTTTTCCACCTTTCTGAGCACTTATGCTGAGTGGCACGCCTTTGTGGAAGGTCTCTGTGAAGTCCTTTGCCCCTGGCCTCCACAGCACAAGTCCGTGCACAAGGAACTCCGGAAGCAAATTGCCTCCGAGTATCACTACTATATGTTCGGCCGAGCCATCGGAGTCATCGCCTGGCTCATCATCGCCAAAATTATCAAGGAGGCTTTCTTTTAATGGCCAACTCAGGAATTAAGCACATAGACGTCGGCCTCGAGCTCACCAAGACCGAGTGGGAGAGCGAGGACATCCACGAACTCATACACGGCACCAGCTTCCCCTCCAGCCCCGTCGAACGCCAGCTCTTCTACCGGGACGACGAGCATAAATGGTATATCTACAACGGTTCGGCCTGGGTTGACCTTCAGGGTACTGGCGGCGGAGTCATGGACAAGTCTTGCCGGGTTTACCATTCCACAGACCAGACACTACCAACTGGCACCGTGGTATTCTCCGCTTTCGATACTGAGGATTGGGATACTGACGAAATACACGACACCGTCACCAATAATAGCCGGCTCACCTGTAAAACAGCAGGCAAGTATATGATTGCTGGCGGCGGGCAGTTTGCTGCCAACGCCACAGGAAGACGGCATGCTCAAATCAAGCTGAATGGGACTACGGTCATAGCTGGACAGCACTTTCAGGCGGTGACCGATTCCGGTGGTGTTACCAGCCTCACAATAGTTACCATTTATAACCTGGCTGTGAACGACTATGTGGAGCTAGGATTTTATCAAGCATCTGGAGGTGACCTGGATTTGCAGGGTGGGCAGATATACTCCCCCTGGTTTAGTATGGCAAGGATAGCATGAGAACCCTTACCGCCACCCTGGAAGCTGCCCAGAAGAAGTCCCACCGCCTCCCCTATGTCGAAGCCGAAGTCCGGGACTTCGAGCAGGGCATTAAACGCCTCACGTGGACACGCATCTATACCGGCAGCGAATCCGACAGCCATCATGGCATCGCCTTCGACGGCCAGGGCTCTATGCACCGCATCCGGGTAGAAGGCAGCAACCTTTACTACCAGAAGCTCTTTTCCCCCTTCAACGCTCCCCCTTCATTTCCTCTTTCCTTCCCCATCTCCCTCGTTTCCTGGTTCGATGAATGGGAGCTCATAGCCACCGACTGCACCGGCCCCTGTGCCATCGCCGCCTGCGGAGCCAGGGTCTATATCTTCTACCGCACCACCGGCAACGTCCTCTGGAAGTATTATAGCCATGACTACGGCGACACCTGGGATGATGCCCAGCTCGTTGACTATGCCGACGTCCTTTCTATGGCTGCGTGCTGGTGGGGGACCGGCGATATCGTCGTCTGCTTCGCCCTTAAGTCCAACGAGCTTAACGGCATAACCCTGGACACCAGCACCCAGGAAGCCACGCAACACACCTGGGCCGACGCCAACCATCCCTTGCTCGATACCTACGGCATCGGCGCTACTTTCAACGCCTTCTGGCCATGCTGCGAGATAGTCCTTGCTGCTAAGGAGTCCGACAGCCCCTATAATCACTTCGATCTATTCCGCACCTGGTTTTCGGATACCTACAACTTTGGTGCCCTCGAGAGCTTCATTATGTCCCCGGACGGAGAGGATATCACCTATGAATACCCCGACTGCCACCTGCCGGCATCGGCCCAGAGCTACGAGACGAACCGTATCATCGCTGTAGAGAAGTTCGCAGGCACCACCGCCTACACCCGTCCCCTCGCTTGCCTCATGGTAAAAGGCACGTATTGGAGCGATACGACCTTTACCGAGCCTAAGCCCTTCCTGGACGTCAGCCCGGCCTATGGGCTCAGAATCGCCAGCACTGCCGACTATTGGTGGCTGGAAAGGCCCGACGGAGTCTGGAGAGCCCCCCGCCCCGCCGACTCGCCCCTCGACTTGACCAAGGACATCGTGACATTGCAAACAAATGTCATTGCGAGCCCGACTTCAGTCGGGCGGGGCAATCTCGTACTGGAGCTCGATAACTCCAAGGGCCAATACGCCAGCCCTGGCCAAGGCAGCCTCGCCAATCTCAAAAAGCGAAGTGAGGTGGTCCTCAAGCTCGGCTATAAGACAACGGCAGGCAAAGAGACCTCCGAGGCCGGCACCTACTGGATTGATTCATGGGAGTATTCCTCAGAAGCTAACATATCCCGCTTCACCCTCACCTGCCTGGACGGCTGGGGCCTCATGGACCGCTGGACTGCCCGCTATCAGATGAGGTGGAACAAGGACGCCGTCAACCCCAAGAGCGTCTGGCAAATCCTCTATCAAATCCTCGCCCGGGTCGGTATCAAGCTCACCAACACCCCCGCCAAACCCCAGTCCTCTGCCATCAATAACTTCTACCCCGATTTCACCGTCAACCCCGGCACGCGGGGAGATAGCGCAATACGCAAGCTCCTATCGTTCGTCCCCGACAAACTCGTATTTCGAGGCCAGGAAGCCTTCACCAAGAACCCCCTGGCCAGCGAGAGTAGCTGCTACTCCTACGGCACCGACCACGCCATCCTGAGCGGTAAATACACCGAGGCCGTCACCGTATCCCGCGCTCGAGCCATCGGCCGGGACGACTCTGACAACCGTGTCTTGGAAGAAGCCCTGGACTGGGATCTCCTCAGCCTGGCCATCGATATCCTGGAGCAGGACTACGACCCCAACCTCCAAGACGCCACCAGGGCCCAGGGGAGGGCCGACGCCATTCTCCGCCAAATGTCATTGCGAGCGAAGCGTGGCAATCTCGTGGTCCCCACCAACGTCGGCCAGGAGCTCCTCGATGTCGTGGAGATTACCGACGAGCGCTGCGGCATCTCGGGGGAGAACTATCGAGTCCAGGCCATCCAGACCGACTACGACCGCCGCCAAGGAATTTACACTCAGCGTCTGGCGCTCTGTGCCCCATGACAAATTATCGGGAATGTTTAGTAGCTAATTAATGCTTGCTTCAAATCGTTGAGCCTTGGGGTAAAAGCTTCAACGAGTCCCTGCCGGGCTACTTGCCATTTGTGGTCGGCTTCGATATTGATAGCATCCACTGCTGTTCCTGAGATTCTCAATTGGTGCAAGGTTTCCCTGTAGTCGCTTTCCAGTTCCTGTCTTATCTTTTGTTCTGCCCCTTCATACTCTTGAACAAGCTGGCCTATTTCTTCTGCCTTTGGCTGCAATTCAGGCCCTAAGCTGCTTATCGCCTCGATTACCCTTTTCGCGCTATTTATACCCTGGGTAGTTGTAAACTCGATAGCCTCTACCAGGTGCTCGATTA